AGTTAAATTAAATCAAATATTGTTTAAGTCAATCACATCAGGAACAAGTGCAATATTTACAAGAACGTTAATAGACCCAACTGACTGTACAATCAATCCTAACGGAACAGTATTTTTAGTAGAACCAATTCCTGTTGGTTCTACTATCGTTATATCGGCATATACTAATCCAATAAGATTAGATGATCCTAATTATGATATCACCGGAACAGCACAGAACGAGCTTGATGATTTACAAACTGAATATAATGTATTAGTTGATGAATATTATAATTTAATAAATTCTAAAGCATTAATAGAAGCAACGCTGGCTGATTCTAACAATGAGTTGCAAGATAAGCAATCAGAGCTGAACGCATTATTAGTAGTATTAGACGGATTAACACCATCAGACCCATTATATGCACCAACAGTTAGTGATATAAACATTTTAGTTTATACAACTATTCCCGCAATTCAAAATACAATAGCAATAGAAGAAGCAAACTTAGTATCTACAAATGCTGATATAGCTTCAAACGAAACTAGTAAATTACAAAAATTGCAAGAAGTAACTGCCCAAGCAAATTATATAAGCACACTTACGCCTTTAGCAAATACAACTGCGGTAATGCAAACTATAATTGCTGATGGTTTAGAAGATACATTTAGTATTCCAGGTACGTTTGATGTTTACGACGGTGATCAATTTATCTGGAGAAAAGCATCTAGCGATGGGTCTGTGGTTCCTCAAGAACAAGATTACGATACTGCTATCAGCGGTGGTGATCTAGCATATAGTTCTGCAACCGGTATTTCTGCAGACGATATAATCGTTGACGGTGACGGATTTGTTACCCCAACAACTAGCCCTGCTACTGAAGAAGTAATTCCAGGTCAAGTAGTTGACGCTGTTGCTATTAAAGTTTATGATAGAGCAGAACAAGGGTCTGCTAACATCAAAGTAGACAGTTATATTGCTGATGGAGTAACAACGGACTTCTTAATAACACAACAACCAAATACAAAAACAGCAGTAGTGGTTAAGTTTACAACCGGAGTTAGGGATCAAATATCTGGAATTTTATCTTCAGAGTCTACTCTAAAAACTTTAAATGCAGACTATACAGTTGATTATCAAACTAGATTAGTTAAATTCGCATCAGCACCTCCAGAAGGACAATTAGTTTCAATTTTTAGTTTTGGATTTAACGGCTCAGACATTTTAGATTTAGATTATTTTATTGGAGACGGTACAACAAAAGAATTTATTACTAAGGCAACATGGACTGGGGAAGATACAACATATTTGGTGTATATAAACGGAACAGAGCCAATCCCAGGAACACCTGCGTTGTTTAGGACAGATGCGAGTTATGAAAGTAGTAATAGAATTGGGTTAGTGTTTGCAATAGCTCCAGAACCAGGCGATCTAATAAACTTTGTAATTGTTAGAGGTGCTCAACAAACATATTCAGTTACAAAAACAGAACGCTTCCAAGGAAATGGGTCTACAACATACAACCTTGAAAATATTGTTGGAGACACCTTGCCTGCAGAATCTAATATGTTAGTTAGAGTAAACAACAAATTCTTACAAGGACCAAACAATAGTTACTACAATATCTTAGGAACTAGAGTTAACTATGCAATTGATCCTACTAAGTATGTTCCATATTCATTATCAATAAATGACATTTATGTCTATGCTGGAGGCGACTTATTAGCATCAGGCATAGATTATGTTGTTGATTTGAGCGGAATTACTGTAAAAATAACTCAGAATATTCGAAGAAAGTATTTGAATCAAGAGTTGGTTATAAGTGTTAAGCAAACTCAAGAATACGAGTATGTTCCTCCTGCTGGAGTTGAACCTGCAAAAATTATCTTTAATCAATCATACGATTCTACAGATTTAATAGAAGTACTAAGTTCTTATAGACACGATATTTTAGATATTCAAAGAACAGAAGTAAACGTCACATCTACAATGACGCTAACTCCAGACACTCCAAGTTTCTATAATTATAAGGAAGTTGCTGGCGGAATAATTCGTTTAGATAGAACAGTTATAGATGACAATTATGTTTGGGTAATCAAGAACGGAACACTATTGACACCTAGTGCAGACTTTAGATTAAACGAAGATAAGAAGAGTATTAAATTAGCGTTCTATCCTAGCTCTGCAGATAGCTTTACTGTTATTACATACGGTAGTCAGATATTAACTACTGGTATTTCATATATGCAGTTTAAAGATATGTTAAACCGAGTACACTATAAGCGTTTGAACGCTAATAAGAGAACTCGTCTAGTAACTAACTTAGTCTATACAGATAGTACAATTGAAGTTGAAGATGCGAGTAACTTTGACACTCCAAGTGTTTCTAACAATAAACCAGGTATTATTGAAATTAGAGGAGAGCGTATCGAGTTCTTTACATTGACACCAAAAATTGTTGGATCAACAACAACTTATGTGTTAGGACAGTTACGCCGAGGTACACTTGGTACAGGTGTTGCAAAAGTTCATCGCACCGGCAGTTATGTACAAGATTTAGGCCCAAGCGAAACTATCCCATATACTGAAACTACTTTAATTGAACAGATTAAATCAGACGGTACTAATATTGTTCCGTTATCGTTCGTACCAATGGCCTCAAGCACTGGCGTAACACCAGCAGATGCGTGGACATATGACACTGGATACGTTTCAACGATACCAACAGGTTATAGTCAAGCAGACGATATTGAAGTGTTTGTTGGCGGATACTCGAGTTTGCCGTGGACAGCAGAAACAGATTATGCAGTTGATGACATAGTGGAAGTAGGAAGTTATACATATAGATGTATAGAATTACATACAAGTAGTTTAAATTTCTTTGCAGACAAATCAAAGTGGACGTTCTTTGTTGGTAACATTCGTTTAAAGAAGAAACCTTATCATGTTCACAATGTAAATGAAGCACCTTACAGTCCAGAGGGAGATATACAGTTAGACGCTGAGTTCTCCGTAGATGCTGAAAACAATCAACTGAGGTTAACAAACAAGTTAGAATTTGGAACTAGAGTTACAGTAGTTAGACGAACTGGCACTAACTGGGACGGAAAACCTTTACCAGATGGGACTATTCCGCCTAACATTCTAGACGACGATAATAAGATTGCTCGATTCTTACGTGCAGTCCCAGGAATCTGGTATTCAAATATTGGTAAATATGAAAACAACTACGGAACACCGTCATCGTTTGACAATGTAGACGGCACGTTTGACAACACATCGATAACATTCGACCAAGGATAAAACATGGCAAAAAAGGTAATTAACGTCGGAACAACCGCAAACGACGACACAGGCGATTCGTTAAGGGTTGCCGGCGTCAAAATTAACGACAACTTTACAGAGTTGTATAATATATTAGGTGGAGAATCTGGTGCTCCGTTGAGTATTGTTTCAAAAATACTAGCTGGGGACGGAATAGCAATTAGCGCCGAAACAGGCAACGTATTAGTGACAAACAAGATTGCTACGTCTACAGTATTAGGCGGCATTAAAGCCGGAACTGGTATTAATATAGACGAAACAGGCATCGCTTCAGTTAACGTTTATGAATTACCAAAAGCTAGCCAAACTATTTTAGGTGGAATAAAAGTTGGTGACAGACTTAGTATTGATGCAAACGGGGTACTAAGTGCAGATCCAGGAGCATATTCGTTACCAAAAGCGTCAGATACCGTCCTTGGCGGCGTAAAAGTCGGAGCAGGCTTATCTATAAATGCAAGCGGAGTTTTAAGTAGTGATATTAGCCCGTATGCATTGCCTGTTGCAACGGCCTCTGTCTTAGGTGGTATCAAAGTTGGTGCACGATTGACTATAACAGATGGTGTATTAAGTGCAAACGTTCAAGAAATTGGAGAAACTCCTTCACTTACGGCGGGCATTAAAGTAGTTACATTAGGTACTGATGGGAGACTACAACTCCCATCGAGCGGTGTGTTCATTAGCGATAATTTTGTAGATACCGTTGCATCTGGAGTTGCCACTACAATTTATTCTACTAACGGTAACTATGTAAGAGCTATTAAACTATTTGTATTTGCTGAAAAATTTATTAATGGCTACGAATCACAAGCATGTGAGATAATTGGAACAATAGATCAAAATCTAAACATCATTTATACTTCTGTTTATGGTGTTGTTTACACAGGAGCAACTCCGTTGTTTACAATATCAAGCGATTATATTTTAGCAACACAAACATTCAATATTAAAGCAACACCTACTGGTGCTGATGATATTGCAATAAGAACACAAGTTACAGAAATGTACGGAACAACCCCATAAAGGAAGCGAAAAGTCATGGCAAATAAACCATTTGAGATTCAAAGTTCAACACTAACTATTGGCGGTGTTGATTTACAAGCAGGTACAACTGGTGTTGTTATTCCTGGCGTTACACAGGCCGCAAACTACTTTGTAGAAGAAGTTGAAGATGTAGATGGTATTAATCCTGATACATTTGGCAGTGATACCAATGCTGTCAGTGTTATAGACAACGCAGAATACTTGTATAGAAGCGGTACAGAAACTCCTAGTAACCTCTTTTCAGCAGCCGCTTATAATATTGAAGGACTGGACGACGGTGAAATTGAAGAAATCAGTGTTGTGGAAGGTCTCGAAGGTACATTCTTAAGTGCTGACAAAGCATTTGCTGAAGCAGGCAATATGTGGGCTACCTCAGTGTCTAATGCTTTAGATAATTTTAACGCTGGAGATTGGATTCAAATTCCGTTCCGTCCTAAGATGAGAGCAGGAGAAGTTGAAAACGTCGGCGGTGGGAGCGGAAACTTAGAAGACATTACAGTATCTATCGGTGAAGGAGAAACTTCATTAAATCTTGCCAACAAAGATTTTACTATTCAAACAACTAGAACAGACGGTCAAGATGCTGACATAAATCTTACTGCCGCAGATGACATTTTCATCACCGCACTAAACGATGATATTGTTTTTTACGCTAATGACCAAGTACGCATTAACACAGGTGACGAAAATCACGAATGGACATTTAATGCCAATGGTCATATCATATTCCCGGACGGTAGCATACAGACCACAGCCTACACCGGACAAAGCGGTGGCTCTACTTCCGCATTATATGTTGCTGTTAACACTGATGGTAGAGCATTTACTTCAACTGATGGCTTATCGTGGACAGAATACGCAACTAGTATGAATAGCGTGGGCAGAGTCGCTGTTGGTCCTGACACGATTGTATATACAGCCAATGCGGTTGATGCGAGCAACGGTAACGATGATGCGTTATGGTACGCAACAACTGATACTCCAGGAACAGTAACTGAAGTCACTGGGCTTCTAAATATAACCATTAACCAAGTAAAATATTTTACTAACATTGCAAAATTTGTAGCAGTAGGGCAAAACGATTCTAACTTGCCAGTTATACTATACAGTTCTAACGGCATTGATTGGACCACCGTAGATCTTGACTCTGGGTTTCTTGCTACACATAATGGGGGCGCTGGATATTCAGGTGCCGCACAGTTCTATGATATTGAAACTAACGGCACTGGATTCTTTCTAATTACTAGCGATAATAATCTAGGTGCTTTCTACACTACAGATATTACAACATCGATGGGAGTATCGCAGTGGATTGACTTTAGCGGCATTGGTAATAATGTAGCATTTTCTAAAATAGCATTTGTGGCTGCTGGAAGTTTTACAGGCTGGCACATAATGCAAAATGAAGATGACACCGATGACGCCTGGTACTATAATTCTAACACAAATCCGACAACTGGTAGTTTTAGTGTGTTTGCCCTAGCAGATGTAGGAAGTGAATTTGCTAATGAAATAAACTACGAGCCGAGAATGTCAGAAGTTGTGTTCGGTGAATACAATAGTACTACAACTATTATGATTGCTACAGGTGACGGACAAATACTATACTGGCCCGCTGTTGAGAATGGACCGTGGGTCAGCATTCCTAAGCCATATACAGCAACAGATTTTGACATTACCTTGTCAAGTACGGCAACAATTACATTTGGTACTAAAACCGCTAAAACTAATGAAAAGATTGTATTATCAAATTGTACTCCGTCAGGCTACAACGGAACATATTATGTTGGCATTAACGATTTTTTATATACAACTTCTGATATGGGTACAGCATTTGATTCTTCTGGACTTGGCTCATTTGAATCAGGCACACTAACATTCAGTCACGGTCAGTTTATTGACGCACTACATTACAGCAACGGTGTGTTCTACGCTGGTAACGATGATGAAGAAATGTTTGTGTCTACAGACGGTGGCGCTACTTGGATATTAACAGAATCATTTATTGGTAACCCCGGCGAACCAGAGTTTATGAACGATATCGATTCTTATGTTACCGGTGGTACAATTAGTACAGGTGATATCACTTTTAATGGGGTAGACATAAGGGGTGCTACAAATAACAATGCGCTTGGCAGTATTAATCTAGTACCCAATCCAGCACTAATGGTCAATGGACAGTATTTAGAAATTTACCCAACTAATGCAAATGATGCTCCACATATTCACATTGCCGCTGGCACAGGGCCAACCGGCATGGATGGCGACTTAATCTTAGGAAACGACAATCATCACGTTGATATTAATCATAGCGGAGAAGTTAGGATTCGTACATTTGATTCTGACACTTCTACTACCTATAATTGGCAGTTTGAAAACGATGGCGGCATGATATTTCCAACGCTAACTGTGCCTATCAGCGATAACGCTACACCAAACGGCACTGGACAGACTATAAAATTTAGCGATCCGACTCAACAGGCAATCATTTACGGGCCAGCATCAACAGTTGATCTTGTAAATGCTGAACGTGTTATCATTCAAGGTGCTCCAGGTTATACTGGTACAACTGGCGAGGGCGGCGACGTTTACCTATGGGCAGGCCCAGGCGGCAATGCAGGTGGTGATGGCGGCGATATTAAAATCCGTGCTGGCCGCGGACAACTTACTGGCTCAGGTGGATACTTAAACTTCCAAGCAGGACAAAGTGGCACTGGCTACGGCGGCTATATTAACATTGAAAGTGGTTCATCTAACACATTTGGCCAAGGCGGCCCTATCACTATCGATGCTCACAGCGGTGCTCAAATTACACTACGCACATACAACTCAGAAGGTAACAGTAGAGATTTAATACTTAGTAATGCTGGTACTCTAACACTCCCAGGTGCAGTAGTTAAAAGTACAGTAGAAAAAGTTGGTGCTGATATTAATGCGAATAATGTAGTGTTTGTAGTCACAGCAGTTGACGGGCTTGGAGCAGTAACTGAATTAACAGTAACTAACAGTCCTAATCCTGCTTGGGTTACTGGCACAAGCGGACTTAGTCTAACCGATGTTGACTACACAGTTAGTTTTGATGGAGCTGGAAATGCTTCGGTTGTGGTGAACAGTAGTGGTAATGGGCACTCTGTTAGTGAAACATTTTATCTACAACCAAACGCTGTTGGAGCAGTAGCACCAACGCCAACAGCGTTAGACTTAACTAAGAGCATTAATAAACTTACTAACAATATTAACGACAACGACTATACCCTAGCCGATGGCGTCGAAGGGCAGATTATGTATCTAGTTCCTACCCCAAACACAGTAGATCCAACAGATATTAGAGTATTAGTTAACCATGCTCGCAACGGGGGAACACAGTCGTTGAACGCATACCTATGTCCTTTTGGCTTTAACACTTTTACAGGTAGTATTTGTACATTGATCTTTACAGATAGTCACTGGCAACAAGTTGGCGGCAACTGGGTTTAATTAAACTAGCACATAATGAATTTAGCTAAATATAGAATAAAGAGAGATTACTATGCAGAGTAAAGACGTAACAGGCGTACATATTGAAGGACACATTAAGATCCACAACCCAGAATCGGGCGAAATTTTCATCAATAAACGCAACGCTATTCACTATGAAAATATTAGTATTGCATTAGCGCAAAGTTTAGCTAATTCGGGACAAGGATTTGTCTATGAAATGGCCTTTGGTAACGGTGGAACAGCAGTTGACCCAACTGGAATCGTCACGTATTTGACTCCAAACAGCACAGGATCTAATGCCAGCTTGTACAATGAAACTTACAGTAAGGTTGTAGATGATAGAAGTAGTAATAATACGGATCCAACACGTAACTTCATTGAAACACGACATGTGACTGGTACTAATTATACAGATTTATTTGTAACTTGTTTGTTAGATTACGGTGAGCCCAGCGGCCAACAGGCGTTTGACAACTCAAACAACAATAGCGGATTGTATGTATTCGACGAATTAGGTTTAAAAAGTTACAGCTCAACAGGCAACAGTCTGTTATTAACTCATGTGGTATTCCACCCTGTACAGAAAAGTTTAAATCGTTTGATTCAAATTGATTATACAGTACGTATACAGAGTTTAACTGGCCTAGCAGGAGTTTAATAAATGCCATATCAAATTAAATTTACTGAAACTACCAATCCTGCTAAACCAAGCATTACTGTTGCAGACCAAAGTATTAACCAAGAAACAAGTTTACAGTTTCCAGGTAAAAATTATAGTGCATATGCACCTGTTTTAGCAGAAAACTTTTTACACTTACTTGAAAATTTTGCAAAAAACACTAGTCCTCCTAATCCTGTGCAAGGACAGTTATGGTATGACAACGGCGCAGGTGAAAACATTCTTAAAGTTTATGACGGTACAGGCTGGACACCAGCAGGCACTGTTAAGAAGTCATCAACAGAACCCGCTGTTATAAACAGCAGCAAAGGAGACTTGTGGGTTGATACAGAAAATCAACAAGTATATGTTTATTCTGGATCTAACTGGCTATTAGTGGGCCCGCAATTTAGTTCTGGTTTAAAAACTGGCCCAGATATTGAAACTATAACAGATACAAACAACGTCGATCATAACGTTGTTACGATTTATTCAGAAAACAATAGAATTGCAATAGTTAGTAAAGCAGCATTTACACCAAAAACTAGTATTGCAGGATTTCCAAGTATTGGTCAAGGTATTAGCCTTTCGACTGTTGATGCAACAAGTACTACTGCACCAACTAAATTTTGGGGTACTGCTAGTCAAGCAGACGCACTAGTTGTATCTGGATCAAGTGTTGCTGCCGCAAACTTTTTACGCAGCGATAAAGAGAGTACAACTAACTCTCCGTTAAACATTGCTAACAATGGCGGTATTAGTATTGGTAGTAACAAGAGTTTTAACATTGCTACGGACACTAATTCGTCGTTGTTTATTTCAAGAACCAGCGGAAATTATATTGAGTTTAAATTAAACAACAACGGGACTCCTGTAACGGCAATACACATTGATGCAAACGGCTATGTTGGCCTTGGCCCTGATAATACTAACCCTGTTGAAGCATTAGATGTTTCTGGAAATATCATTTCAGACGGCAATTTAATTGTTCAAGGGTCTACCGATGCAACAGTATTAGGAGTTGGTAGCATTACAACTAACGGCGGTTTAAGTGTTAACAAACAAAGTCAGTTTGGCGGTGACGTTAGTATTAATGGTGGCGTACACTTTAATAACTTAGATACTAACGGAGATCCAATAGCTGGTGTAGTTATTCAACCAGCAAGCGATGATGCTACAGATTTGTATGATTTAGGAACCAGTTCAAGACGTTTTAGAAATATCTACGCTCAAAACTTCGTAGGAAACTTTAACGGTGCGTTTTCAGGAAGTCTATCTGGAAACATTAGCGGTAGTGCTGTAAAATTAGCTAGTCCAACACGCTTTCAAATTAGAGGCGATTTAGAAACAACATCCGACGTTGTGTTTGACGGGCAACTTCCACAGGGAGGAACTACACCTTCGGGGTATCAGAGATTTTTTACAACAGTAACACAAGACGTTATTGCAACTAAAACAGAAACATTAGACAGCTTTTTAAGTGATGAATTATTAGTTTATAGAGCAGGTACTGGATTAAGAAAGTTATCTAAACAAACACTAATTCAAAATATTCCAATTGTTCCAGTAGGCGCAATCTTTCCTTTTGCGGGATCAACTCCGCCAGCAGGATACTTATTCTGCGATGGCAGCGAAGTTTTAATTGGTGACTTTTCTGCTTTGTATGCTGTAATTGGATACACTTACAAAACTCCAAGTTTATTGATAGGAAAAGCAACGTTTGCTCTTCCAGATTTTAGAGGAAGATTTCCTCTAGGCAAGGACAATATGCAGAACATTGATCCTTTAACAGGCAATCCTAGAACAGTTCCTGCTAAAGATGATCCAACAGTTCCAATTCCATCAGGCGGCGGCAGTGCGAATCGTGTAACAGATATCGTTGCTGATACACTAGGGTCAGGAACAAATGTTGGAGAATACAAAACATTAGATGTTAGTAACTTGCCAGATCACAAACATAATTTAAATAGCGGGTTTGCTCAATATTATGTGGCTGGATTGCCAGGCGCCAGCGCAGATCCTGCAGCAGATCCAGGGTTAGGTGATGCATCTGGAACTGGATCGGGATTAAGAAATAGCGGAAATGTTATCAGTCCTACAATTGGGCAACCGTTCAATGCTATGAATCCATATGCAACGATCAATTACATTATTTTTACTGGTGAGTTATAATGAGTTATATTATTAATAAATCCGACGGGACTGTGTTAACAGAAGTAGTAGATGGTACAATTGATCAACTTACTACTGATCTTACACTAATAGGAAAAAATTCTTCCAGTTACGGGGAACTTTTTAACGAGAATTTTATTAAATTACTTGAAAATTTTGCTAACACAACGCAACCGTCAAGGCCCATAGAAGGACAGCTTTGGTACGATGCCTCAGAAGCAAGACTAAAAGTCTACGACGGTACTGGATTTAAAGTCACTGGCGGAACAATCTTAAGTCCGTCTGTACCAAGCGGAATATCTGGCGGCGATATCTGGATTGATACAACTACGCAGCGCATGTATTTCAATGACGGTACTGCTAATTTTTTAGCAGGTCCAATTTATACCGCTCAGCAAGGCATGTCAGGATGGAACGTAGTTGACGTAATTGATACAAATCAGATCAATCACACTACTTTATTTTTATATTGCGGACAAATATTATTAGGAATATTCAGTAGTTCTATTACTGCTTTTACACCCGCAACTGAAATTCCAGGTTTTAGCGGAGAAATTAAAGTTGGTTTCAATGCAGCAAACTTAACAGGACTTAAATTTAATGTTCCTGCTAGCCAGTCAGATGCATTAGTAGCTGAAGATGGTAGTTTTAAAGATGCACAAAGTTTCCTTCAAGTTGATCCAGCCGATGGGTTTACTATTTCTAACGGAACTATTAGAATCTTAAACGCAACACCGTTGGTATTGGGTACAAATCAAAACGTCGAAGTACAGTTTGTTGGTAATTCATTACAGTTCAACTCTAATGTTGCCAACCAAAATTTTGCAATACAAAGTTTAAACGGTGAAGGGTTACTTCCAAGTTTTTATATTAATGCACAAAACAAATTTGTTGGAATATACACCGCAGCTCCTACTGCAACCCTTGATGTTGCAGGAGATACAAGAATTAGGGGTAATTTAACTGTTGAAGGATCAACAACTACTATTAATACTACAGATATTTCTATAGAGGATTTACTGATAGAATTAGGTAAAGTTGATACTCCAACAGATACAACAGCTAACGGCGGCGGAATTAGTTTAGCAGGTGCAACAGATAAGACATTAACTTGGGTATCTTCGTCTGCTGCTTGGACTTCTAGTGAAAACTTTGACTTAGCAACTGGAAAAGTATATAAAATTAATTCTTTTGAAGTACTTTCACAAACTGCGTTAGGTACAACTGTAACTAGTGCTCTAGGGTTGAATTCTATAGGGACATTAAATCAACTACAAGTTGATAATATCAGCGTTAATGACAGCACTATTAGCTTTGTAAACGCCAGCGTTCCATCAGGCAATATTACTTTAACACCAAAAGGTTCTGGGGTAGTAAGTGTTAGTTCTAAGAGAATTTCAGATGTTGACACACCAACTGATGGCACAGATGCAACAAATAAAAATTATGTTGATAACAAAGTACGCCAAGCAAGTTTAGGATTTAGTGTTAACATTGGCTCGTTAACAGAAGCTCAATTGGCAGGAACAATTTTATCTAAGATTTTCCCACCAGCGGACCACGAAGAAGATACATTTTTAAGAGTTTATTGTTTAGATACGGGCATTTCCAAAGAGTACAAACTTATTGGGCCAGTATGGACATTCCAAACAGACATTTAATATAAGCCCAAACTAGCATAAATATAAGGAATAAGGAATAACGGAAAATGCCATATACCATTAACAAATATAACGGACAAGTCGTAGCCACAGTTGCAGATGGCACCATTGACAGCACTACTGATCTTAAACTGATTGGTAAAAACTATGCTGGTTACGGTGAAGTTCAAAACGAGAATTTCTTGTTTTTACTTGAAAATTTTGCAAATACCAATCAACCACCTAAGCCAATACCAGGTCAGCTGTGGTATGATAGTGGTAACAGTAAATTAAAATTTTACGATGGCGCTAAATTCCGTACAACGGGCGGTGCAGAATTGGGCTCAACTGCACCTACTGGACTAACAATTGGTGATTTTTGGTGGGATACACAAAATAAACAACTATATACTTGGGATGGATCAAGCTATATTTTAGTTGGGCCGCAAGGAGTTGCTGGTAGCCAAACAACACAAATGCGTTCTAGAAGTGTACGAGATACACTAAATGCTAACCACGCAATTATTGAAGCCGTAGTTGATGGTGATACAATTTTTGTAGTTAGTGCAGATGCTACTTTCACCCTTGATCCTACTACAAGTTCTATAAACGGATTTACAAAAATTCAGCAAGGTATTACACTTGCCTACACAAACAACGATTCTTTTCCAGGTCAAACAGTTAATGCTAATCATAGATTCTGGGGAACTGCTACAAATTCAGACAGATTAGGCGGTGTGTTAGCAGAAAACTTTGTACAAAAAGGTAGTGCAGTTTTCAATAGTTTAGTTGCATTTAGTGATGCTGGTTTCACTGTTGGCGATACACCTCGTTTGCGTGTATTTAATAACACTACTGGCTTGACAACTTTCCCAGTAATACAGAACCAGTTGAATGAAACAATTAAGTTTCAAACAACTGTGGGTGCAGCTACAAAAACTCCTTTACAATTAGTTGGCGCAGATGTTCTTCCAGGTGCCGATAACCAAACTGATTTAGGATCAGGAGCACTAAGATTTAAAACAGTTAATGCCGTAACATTTAGCGGAACAGCAACAAGATCTGATGCACTATATGTTGCAGCTGACGATTATAGAAACGCCAGTGCTAGTGCTAGTTCAGGTTCAATTGCAGTTAGAACAAACAGTACAGAAGTTATCAATGGTGTAAATATTACCGCAGGTGCGTTAAAAGCAACTTATTTTGTAGGAACTGCAACAGCAGCTAATTACGCTGACTTAGCAGAAAAATACCTAGCAGATCAGGTTTACGAAACCGGTACAGTTGTTACTATTGGCGGCGAACAAGAAGTTACCGCATGTCAAGTAGGGGATAGAGCTGTTGGTGCAGTTTCTGCTAACCCAGCTTATATGATGAATGCAGAATTAGAAGGCGGTACATTCATTGCTCTTAAAGGGCGAGTTCCAGTTAAAGTGGTTGGATCGGTTAATAAAGGTGATAGAATGGTAGCAGGACCAGACGGTACTGCTAAATCTTCTGTTGATGCAAATTCTACTACCGACAACGCTGATACATATGCTATTGCTTT